CTACCGCCTGAAAATCCGAGCGACCTTCTCAATCGATCGCCCGCCCACGTAGGCGGTAATGATCATTCCGGTCCAATCAGCAATCATGCCGGTGATTGGATCGGTCGTTCCCAATCCCAGGACCTTGTCCCAGACAATCACCTTCCAGAAATAAATGATCACGGGGGCGGCCAGCAGCGGGCGGATGACGGCCGTGTACCATCGGCCCTGCTCCGCGATCACAATGGCGGACGCCTGCCTGCGCGCGTCGATCTCGGCCTCGATTTCCTTGACAGCGAGATCGGCCGCGATGCGGTCCTGCGTGTTGGCAGCATCGAGCTTGGCCTTGTAGGCATTGATCAGGCCGCTGACGACGGGCCCACCGATGAGGCTCGCAAGCCAGGTCCACATAACCTATGCCTCCTGCCCGACGTTCGACGCCTCGTCGCGATGCCGCTTGTCGGCGAGATTGCGCAGGAACTGGAACAGCGCCGTCACGGAGATCAGGACCAGGGGCCAGGCCCATGACGGAACCCTGGACGTGAGACCACTCACATCCACACCGCTCACGATCGGCGCGAAGAAGTCGTAGCCCGTCACCGCGGCACTGGCGATGATCACGATAGCGGACGAGAGCTTCTGCTTGATGCCCTTGAGCTTCTGGCGCAGCGCGCCGAAAACGCTCTTTTCCTTATCGTAGAGTTCGCGGAACGCCGGGCGCGATTGCAGGATTGGGCGAATCCAAAAGGCGTAGATTGCGACGAGCGTTGCAAACAGCATGACGGCCATCACCATGGCTTTGTCTCCTTTGATCAGGCGGCTTTGAGTTCAGGGACGAGCGGCGTCTCGGGGATCGCACCTTCCTGCCGACGCTGGTGCCAAAGGTTCAGCGCATAGATCGACCCGCCCACGGCAACGCCGACGCCACAGCCGATCGCCACGGTCTCCCAGGGATGAGCCGCGACCCAATCCCAGAAGCTGCCGCCGGCAGCGATGGGACCCGCCGTGCCAGTGCCGACGATGACTTTCTTTGTGCCGGCCGGCGCCAGCACCGCACCCTTGCCGGGAATTGGCGCGTCCGACGGGACAACGGATGGCACCAACACTCTCTCGCCTGCCATGCGCAGGCTCACCGCCCGAACGGCGGTGACGCGTGCGCCCCACCCTTTTCCGAACACCGGCCAGGTCTTCAGGCGCTTGAGGAAGGCCAGGCGCTCTTCATTGATCGCGACGATCACGGCTTTTGGGTCGCGCTTGGCGACGGCCCGGAGGACTTCGTCGGTCACAACACTCGTGTTGTCCGGAAGACCAACGACGCGGTGGAGAACCTTGCCGCTGCGACCAATTCCAGAATTCACGCCGTAATCGAAGATGCTGTAGTCGACGCCGGCCGGCAGCTCGTCGCAACGCTGTGCATCCCAGTAGCGTTTGCGGTAGATCGCCCTTGCTTCATCGACCGACATGGCGCGCACGTCGGCCGCCGTGGCGCCGGGCTTCACGTACTTGCGGTAGTCCGCGATAGTGATGCCGAAGTTCGTCGGGCCGCCGGGGTCGGACGGGTGGTTGGTGTACCCGCCCTCGTGGACGAGCAGGCGCCGCAGCGCCTCGTCGTAGGTCGAAGCCGCCATGACGGTTCGCCAAATGAAAAGACCGCCCGGAGGCGGCCTGCGTTGGGGTTGGCTTGAAGCGGTCGGGATCAGCCCGAAGGAGCGTCCGATTTCGGGTCGCGCGGCTCCTTGGCCTTCGCGAGCTCGTCCTGGAGCGCGTCGATGCGCGCGAGGTGAAGTTCGTCCTGCTCGTTCGCCGCGGCCAGGTTGGCGGCGAGGTTTGCGGCGCGTTCCGACAGCACCTGGATCTGCGCTTGAAGCTCGCGGACATACCCGCGCACGCCGGTCGGCAGGACGATCTGCTCGGTCATGACCCTCTCCAAATTCAGTTCAGGCGATGCGGGCGCCGCAGAAGTTGTTCGTGTTGGCGGCCACGTAACCGTCGTTGGTGACGAACTGGATGCGCGCATCCACCGTGTCCCCGGCACTGAGCTTGAGCACCGCGGTGGTGTGCAGGAAGGTGCCGACATCAACGACAGTCTTTGTCAACACCTCGGATTGCGTGACGATCGATCCATTGAGGTAGAGGGCGAGATCGACCTCGGTCGGCAGCGTCGCATTCTTCTTGAACACGAAATGCGCGCCGAAGAAGTAGTAGCCCGCAACCGGCGCCACGAAATTGCTATTCGCCGCACTGAACGCGTTCTGGTCGTTGTGATTGGCGTTGTTGAAGCCGATCTTCGCCCAGGCGCCGGCAGCGTGGTAATCGTCAAAGTTCACGTAGGCCGAGAACTTGGCCCCTTGTGTGTGGTCGATCTTGCCGCTGCTCTTGTCGATCGTCAGCGCCGTGTAAAAGGTCGAGGCATCGGGCGTGACCTTGATGGTGAAATTGTCGTCGCCGAGCAGGCCGAACAGCGCCCGAGTGCTGAAGTTGTCCTGAAGGGTGAAGCCTGCATCCTTTGCCGCAGCGCTCTTGTTGATCGTGACGCGCATGTCGCCGGAGGCGTCCTTGTTGAAGAGGACGCCATCGGCATTGACCGCGAGCCAGTTGTTGGAGTCGGGGGAGCCATTGATGCCGATGTGACCGTTGCTCTTGTCGATCACGATCGCAGTTTTGAAGGTCGAGCCGTCCGGCGAAACCTTGATGGTGAAATTGTCATCACCCAAGAGCCCGAACAGGGCCCGCGTGCTGAAACCGTCCTGGAAATTGAACGCGGCATCCTTTGTGGCAGCGCTCTTGTTCAGGACAATTCGCATGTCGCCCGTTCCGGGCGTCACGTCATCGTGGCTGAACAGCGCAGCGTTGGACTTGAGCGCGAGGCGGTTGGTGGTGTCAGCCGCCGTATTGATGCCGAGCTTCGTCAGCGTACCGTTCCCCGCGCCGGTCAACGTCAGATAACCGCCAGCGGTCCCGAAGTCGGTCCAGGCCGAGCCGGTCCAGACCGTGAGCGCGCCGGTCGCCTCGTCGAAGCAGGTCCAGCCCTTCCTGGGCGTGAGCTTGACCCACTGGCCGTTGGTGTAGAGCGCGACGTTGAGGTCCCAGGTCGCCCAGGCGCCGGTCGCGGCGGAGGCAACCTTGTAGCGGTCGCCCTCGGCCGGCGAGCCAGGCGGCGCCGTGTGGGTCGAATCGATCACCGACAACATGACGATCGAATCGAGGATCACGATCGCCTGGTTGTGGGTGACGTGCTTCTGCGACTGGCTTGCCGCGATCAGCGGCATGCCGAGATGGGGCGTATCGGTCATTTATGGAACCGTTCTGGTCGTGCCGGTGCCGCGCCCGTAGGCGAGGCTGACCTGGTAGACGGTGAATTTCACCTGGGCCTGGTTGCTGCCGAAGTCGGCGACCTGCATGGCCGAGGTGTAGGCGAAGCTCGGCTGGCCGACGCGGGTCGTGCGGAGGACCGCGCCGGTGCCGATGTTGATGATGTCAACGTCGTAGAGCTCGACCTCCTCGCCGAGCGGCACGTCCGGCGCTTCCCAGTTGTCGCCGTCGATGCGCGTGCGGCGAATCCAGCTGAGCGCCCAGTCGGACGTGCTCGGGTCGCGGAGGCCTGCGAGCTGCACTGGGCTGTAGGGCCGCAAGCCCACGCCGTCGAATGTGAATGAGACGACTTGATAGGTCGGGTCATCGATGGTCTTGGTCGACGGACCCCATTTCCAGTTCCAGGGATTATGCCGCTCGGTGACCGCGATCGACGACTGCATGACGGTGGCATCGAGGACGACGAACGGTGCGCCGGCAGCAACCGGACTGCGCATGGCGTATTCGCTGCCGAGCTGGCCGCGGAGGAGCCGCGTCAGCTTGTATTGATCGGCCGCGATAAGTTCGGCCGTCGCGAATTGCAGGATTTCCCATTGGCCGTCGGCGTTGTGGATCGCGCAGGTGTTGCCGCCGGCGAGCACGAACAGGTCTTCGAGCGAGAACAAGCCCTGGCTAGACGGGATCTGGACATAGAGGCTGTTTGCCATGTCCCAGTTCCAGAGCGGCCCGGAATAGAAATCGAACAGCGTCTTCCCGATTGTCGACCGGTTGATGACGAGCTGGTCGAGCAGGTAGCCGCTGGTCGTGGGCGATCGGAACACGTTCACCCGTGCCCATGGCTCGGCGTAGGCGGCGAGACGTGGAACGCCGGGGACCTCGGTCGGCGTCAGGATCGGCAGGTCCATGATCTGAAGGGCTGCCGGTCCGGGCTCGATGATCGGCTTCGGTTGCCGCGTCGGTGGCGGGCCGTCCGAGGCGCCGTAGGTTGCTTCGTCGGTGCGGACGAGTTTTGCAGGCCTAATCCGTTCGAACCCGACGGAGTCGGCGCGCATCTGGAAAATGCGGCCGTTGAGATCGAGATTGACCACGTCGGTCGGCTCGATCGCAAAGGCCGACGGCGGAAGCGTAAGCTCCGAGCGTTCTCGCATCACCCAGGCATCGACGAGCAGCGTGTCGACGATGCCCTGTGCCTCGGCGAAGTCGAACACAATGGCCGGCTGCAATTCGATGGTCTTGGCACTCGATCCGCGCAGCCGGCGGGCATAAACGTCGGCGGCCTGGAAATCGTTGTCTGGGTCGAGGAATTGCAGATGCACGGTGCGCGGCAGGTCGGTCTCCTGCGCGCGCGTCAGGCTATAGACCCCCTTGCTGTCATTTCCGCTGTCGACCAACTGGTCGATTGAAAAGCTCCCAACCGGGGACCCGCCACGCTGGACGAACTTGATCAGGCCGTTCGTCTCGCAGGCATCGAAAAAGTAGAGCTGCATCAGGGGGCCAAGCGCCGACCGCGGGCTCATGATGTTATTGATGAGATACCCACGGACGATGCCGTTGATGCCGGACACATCGATCGAGACACCGAGCCCGGCGCAAATCTCGGCGACCACGTCCGATAGCGTGACGAGGCCCAGGCGGCCGGTCAGCCAGTGGCCGCGCCGCCAATTCGGCCCGTCGCGCCAAACGAGCGAACTGTTCGGGTATTGCGGATAGGGTCGCGCGTCCCAGGTCCAGGCCCAGATCGAGGCGCGGTCGATTATCGGCGCGCCGTAGACCGAGGACGTGGGGTTATGGCCGTTCGCCGGCTCCCAATAGATCAGGTGCGCTTCGAGGAACGCGCGCTGGATCAGGTCGTCGCGGCGGCCGGTCGAGAAATACGGAAAGAAGCTCTCGGACGATTTCGGGTCGTAGAAGACGTTCGGCTGGTTCGCGCCCTTGTCGATCGCCGGGCAGCCGAACTCGGTAAACCAAATCGGCTTTGACTGCGGCACCCAGGCGGTCGGCAAGACGCTCTCGACGCCGCCGGGGCGGTCATAGTGCTGGTTCGTCCACCAGCTATAAAAATCCTTGTAGCGGAAGACCCACGGCTTGCCATAGGCGCCATCCGTGACGTTGGTCCGCGTTTGCGTCTTGCGGTCGTTGCTCGACGCATAGAACCAGTCGAACAACTCGCCGCCCTCAATGTTACCTTGCAGGTAACCCTGGTCGTAGATCGACGGCGCGCCGGCCTCGGCATCGAGGTGCAGCCGGCCCGACCGCCAGTCGGACAGTGGCATGTAATTGTCGACGCCGATGAAATCGACGTGTGAATCGGCCCAGAGCGGATCGAGGTGGAAATAGACGTCATTCGAGCCGTCGCTCGGCCGGAAGTTGGCGTATTCGCTCCAGTCCGCCGCATAGCCGACCTTGCAGCCGGCGCCGACGATGCCTTTCACGTCGGCTGCGAGCGTGACCATCTTCGAGACCGCCGGGAATGCCGACGCGCTCGATCGCACCGCATTGAGCGCGACCATCTCGGAGCCGATCAGGAACGCGTCTGCCCCGCCCGCCGCGACGGCGAGCTTGCCGTAGTGCAGGATCAGCCGGCGGTACGACCACTCGTTGGGTCCGCTGTAGGGAATCGTGTCGCCGTTCCAGGCGCCGAAGTCCGATGGCGCCGCGCTGCCGAAGAAGGCGTCCACCTGGCTTGCCGCCGCCGTGGTCTTGTCGACGGTGCCGGTATATCCCGGTGCCGGCGAGCAGGTGATGCGTCCGCGCCAGGGAAACGGCGGCTGCCCGTTGGTCGCGGCATTGTTGCTGTAGGGGTTCGGCAGGCTGTTGCCCGCCGAGACATCCATCATGACGAACGGGTAGAGCACGACGCGGAAGCCGCGCGCCTTGAGTTCGGTGATGGCCTGGACCACCGCGCGGTCGGCCGGCGCGCCCCCGAGCAGCGGACCGAAACTGTCGGACGAGACGACATCGGCGCTCGCGCGGCCAAGCCCTGAGACCTGCCAGCTCCAGGGCGTCGTGGCTTTCGCGCTGAACTCGACCTTCGGCTTGATCTGGCAGTTGCCGCAGCGCAGATCGGTGCCATGCCATGCGACGACGAGCGAGATCGTGTCGATGTTTGGGGCGCCGGACTGCAGTTGATCAAGCGAAACCAAAAAGTCGGCCTTGCCGACGCTGCCGTGCCGGTTCTCGGCGATCGTGTGGCCGAACCCATCGTCGCGATAGACCGTGTCGGTCGCGTAGGCGAACTCGCCAAGGCTCGGAATGAGCGTAACGCCGGTCAGGATGTCCTCGAGGCGAACGCCCATGGCGCTCGGGCGGCGGATTACCTCGACGGTGATCTGCGGGATGCGGTTGCCGAATTTCTCGACCGGCATTTCCTCGAACACGAGGTACGCCAAGTCGCGAAAGCCCGGCACGTTGCCGGCGCCCTCGACGGCTTCGATCTTCGGATCGGCGCCCTGGCTTGCGTCGCCCTTGTAGAGCCGCCAGGTGAACTGCGACATGTCGAGCGGTTTGCCGTCCGCCCAGACGCCTCCGATATCGACGATCGGTCCTTCGCAAAGCCCGAGCGCAAACGACACGAAATAAGTGTAAGTCGTCGTCGTCGTGGTGACGGTCTGGCCGCCACCACCGCCCCCACCCTTGCCGCCACCACCCTGCGTGCTCGTCGATGTGGTGACGACCTCGCGGAAGTTTGTGGCCCAGATCATCTGCGGGCTCACCCGCATGCGGCCGTAGACGCGCAGGACCGACGCGCCCTCGCTTGAGGACGTGACGAACAGGCTGGTCAGCCGCGGGCCTTCCTCCTGGTTCTGGGTCGGCCCCGGCGCAAAGATTTGCTGGTCGATGAACTTTCCGGCGAAGGCACCGACGAGCGCGCCGATCGGCCCGCCGACCGCGTAGCCGGCGACCGACAAGACGAGGGAGGCCATCGGTCAGTCCGTCACGCCCGGAAATTGGAACGCATAGGCGATGCGGCGGCGCCAGGCGGCCGGCAATACGTTCTCCGCCACCGCATGCCGATCGTAGGCGTGAATGATCGAGTCCGCGCCCGAGACGATCGCCGCATGCTTCGCGGGCCCGCGGTCCTTGACGCGGATCAGGATCACGTCGCCCTCTTGCAGTGGCGCACCGTCTCGAAACGGCGCAGCATCGATCTCGACCAGGTGCCGGCGCGCGGCATCGCGCAGCGTTTCCTGACCGGTCTCCTCGGCCCAGTTGGGCGAATAGGGCGCGATCGGTTCCTTCTCGGACCCGTAGAAGGCGCGGTACACGCCGCGAATGAGCCCAAGGCAGTCGGCGCCGGCGCCCTTGAGCGAGGCCTGATGGCGATACGGCGTGTCGATCCAGGAGCGCGCCTCGGCGACGATAGCGGCGCGGTCAAGCCTGTCCGCCAACTTTTGATCCGCCATCGTTCTGGTCCCCGGTGTTGGCATAGGCCGTCACCGAATCGTTTCCGGGGATGTAGGGGAAGCCGCGGAAGTTCGGGACGTTGTTGAAGCGGTCGCGGCAGGTCGCAAGACTCTTGTCGCAGCCGGCCGTCACCGCGAAGGTGTCACCGACATCGATGTCGAACGGCATGGTCTCCCACAGCTCGAACGACACCTCGGCGCCGTTGTTGACGTGGAATTTGACTTCCATGACGGCGCCCGCGTTGGCGCCGGTGAGCCATGTCACCTTGCCGCTGGTAAACCAGCCGTCCTGGTAGCCGTTTAGACCGCTCGCAGAAAATGTGTGGTTGGTGGCAACGCCATCGACCGTGCCGCTGCCCTTGTAGGTCGGCGAATTGAGATCGACCGTGCACCGAGCATCGCCCAAGTCGGCATCGCATGAACGTTGATAGATGCGCCCGCGCTCCTGGTTGAGCGCGTGCGACAGCCCGCGCATCTCGGTCGTGAATGCGTTGAGACCGCGCGAAATCTCCCCGACCGAGCCCGAGAATACGATGTCGCGATCACCGACGTCGGTCCAATCGGCAAGAAACAGGGTAAGCGAAGCATTGTCGTAGAGACCCGCGGCCAAATCGGCTTCGTTGAGATGATCGCTCTGCAGCGCGCCCGCGATATCTATCGTGTCGACGTTCAACGAGAGCGTCTGGGTCACGGCCGAGGCCGTCATGCCGGCCAGCCGCTCGTAGATCACGCCATCGAAGGTCAAATCCTCGTCATGGTCGGTAAATCCAAGCTTCACGCCATCGGTTCGCTGCAGCAGCCAGCAATGGCAGAATGTCGTGAGCCCGCTTGCGAGCTTTGCCTGCATTGAAGCTGACAGATCGCGCATGGCTTAGGTCACCAGCTCTCTGCTGCGCTCACTCGCGCACCTCGACGAGGTCGATCTGCGAGACGACCTGTTGATCCCAGGCATTGGCCTGCACCGGCAAGTGGTCGGTATCGAAACGCACCGGTACGTCGAACTCAAAACTCGCGGTGGGGTTCGAGCCGGGCGCGGACGCGAAGGTGACCTGGCCGGTCTGATAGTCGATTCCGGAAGGCGCGACCGGAGAGCCACCGACCATCACAATGACCGTGCCGACGACCGGCTTGGTGATGGTGCGGACATGCTGAAAGCCGCCGATGTCGTAGCGCTTGACCAACTGCCAAACGGTCGAGGTGATCTCGACCATCGTCTGGTCGGCGGCGTTGTAATCGTTCCAATCCTTGAGACGAAACGAATAGGCGCGCCCCTTCACGACATGGAAGAACGCAATGACGTCGAGCATCTGCTCGCGCGTGCGGATCCCGGTCGAGATGTTCCATTTGCCGCGCGAGTTCGCCCACAGGATGTTGCGCTCTTCGGCTCCCGAGGCGAGCGTCACGATGCTGGTCGAAAACGACGGCCCGCCGGTGGCACCCCGCGCGACAAATGGCGGGAACGAGATATCTCGGAAGGGCTGCGGCATTGGAGCATTCTCAGGAAAAGTGGGAACCGGTTTTCCGTTCGAGAATGCGACCGCTCATGATCAGCTTCCGCGCATGCCCATCCGCACCGCACGCGCCAGGTCGGCGGCCACCTGGGTGCGGCTCGCCTGGAACGCCGAGGGGCTTGGCGTCTGGATCGTGACGTTGATCACCGGCGTCGCCATTGAACCGCGTGCGCCGTAGCCGCGCGCCTCGTCGCGGCTCAGCACCCGCTCGCCGCGTTGCAGGATCGCCGGCACCTCGTCGGGCGAAAGGAAAGCACCATCGTGAAAGCGGGGCGCGTTGCGGAACACGCCCGCCGGCACAAAGGTCGGTGTTCCGTCGACGCCGACGACTCCGCCCTCGTGGAATTTCAGTCCCCCCTTGAACAGGCTGCCGAGCAGGCCGCCGACATTATCGAGCGTCATGAGGTTGGTGCCGAAGATGAAGTTCTTGAGCGGATTGAGAACCGCAAGCTTGAGAATTTCCTTCTCGATATCGGCGAGCGCCGCGCGCCCGGCATCGGCCCACGATTTCCAGTCCATCTTGCCCTCGGCAATCAGCGTCGCGAAATGATTGAAGGTCGTGTCGGTCATGCCCTGCAGGGACTGCATCGCGCCTTGCGAACGGGCGAGCGACTGGTTGAGGCGTTCGATGTTGCCGGCATTGGCGAGGATCGCCTGGCCTTCGGCGCTGGCAAGGTCGACGCCCTTCTGGCGGAGCTGCTGCTCGACCTGCAGCTGCGCAATGATGATCGCCCGCTGCGATTCCCCGATGCCCGCAAGATCGATCTGCTTCTGTAAGAGCTCGACCTGGTTCCTCTGGCCTTCCAGAGTCTGCAGGGCCGCGGCACGGGCCTGCTCGCCATGGAGCCTCGCATAAGCGCCGCGCAGCGCATCGATGACGCGGCCGAGCGTGCTTTTTGCATCGCCCTCGGCGAGCGATTGCGCGACGATCAGCGGGCGCAGCGCCTGTTCGACCTGCATCTGCCGCTGCGCCTGTTCGGTCGAGAGCCGGCCAGCAAAAACTGCGTCGTTGAGCCGCCGCTGCGCGGCCGACTCGGCGCCAAGGTCGTTGACGGACTTCGCCGATTGCGCCGCCTGCTCGGCGATCTGTTCCCGGAGCAAGTCGCGGGCCCGGGTGTCGACGTCGACGCCGTTCTGCACCGCCTCGGTGAGCGCCTTGCGGCGGGCTTCCGCCTGCTGGGCGGCGGCGGCACCCTTCAGCCAAGCTTCGGCGAGGCCAATGGTCGCCTTGGTGTTGACGTCGAGGACGCGCGCCTGGTCGATCAGCGCCTGCGTTGCCTCGGCGCGCGCCTTGGTGCCGGCACGCGTGATATCGGCTTCGGCGATTGCGACCGGAATCGCCTGGCCGGCGAGTTCGACGCGCCGCCGCTCTTCCGCAATTGCCGCCTTCTGGGCCGGGGTCTTGGCGGCAAGAGCTTGGATTTCGAGTTCGTCGAGGCGGCGGGCCTTATCGGCCGGATCGAGCCAGGTCAGGATCGCTCGCGTCACCGCATCATAGGCGGTCTCGACCTGCTTGAGATCGGCGACCTTCTGGCGTGCGAGCGGGTCGTCGAGCGCGGTGCGAATCTGCGCCTCGCGCGCTTTCAGCGATTGCAGCTCTTCAAAGCCGGGCGTGAGGTCGCGCGCCACGCTGCCGGCACGAACCGACAGCTCGTTGGCCCTTGCCTCCTTGGCGCGGACCTGGATGGCGTCCAGCTTGGCCTCGATCTTGGCAATCTCGGCATCGACCTCCGCCAGCATCCGCGTGTTGAAGTTGCGGGCCTGGGCGGCAAAACGCGTGGGCGGGTTCGCGATCAGCGCTTGCAGGCGCGCGCGTTCCTGCTGAAGCTCTTTGAGCCGCTCCTCAATCGGCGCCCCGTCGAGGACACGCGAAATCCCCCGGCCGAGCGCGTCGTAGGCATTCGACGCCATGCGCCCGACGAAATCCCAGGCGCGGCCAAGCGCCGTGGTCGCATCGGCCGCGTTGATGAGGCTGCCCTTGAGCGCATCGAGCAGCACCCGCTGCGCGGCGGTGCGGTCGTTATGGTCGGCAAGCGTGCGGACATACTGCCGGGTCTTGTCGTCGAGGAAGTTGAGCTTGGCATTGAGCGCGTCGGCGCCCTTGATCGGGTCGGCAAACGCTCCCGCCAGTTCCTTGGCGGCGGTCGCAACGTCGGTGCCGGTGGTTGCCGCGTAATTCTTCGCGACCTTGATCAGGCCGTCGAAATTCGAGACCGCGATCCTGCCGGTCTGCAGGAACGCCGCCTCCATCTCGCGCGCGGCGGCGACCGAGACCTTGCCGGCCGAAGCCGATTGCTCGGCGATGCGCTCAACCTGGCCGACGGTCGCGCCGGCGGCTCGGCCGGTACCCCCGAGCGCGACCTCAAGTTCCTTCTGCGACTCAATGTAGCGGTAATAGGAGTAGCCGACCGCGGCGCCGATTGCCGCGATGCCGGCAACCACTGCCATCGTGGGCGTGATCAGGCCGGTGAGGCCTTGCCAAACGCCCCTGAGAAGTCCGCCCAGTCCGCCTTCGCCCAAGGCCGCAGAGGCCTTGATGCCCTCGACGGTCAGAACCCGCATCGGGCTTTGGCCCGAAATAAGCGCGTCGACCGTATGCCGCGCGGCCGAGCCCAGGACCAGGACCTGGTTCGTGCTGAGCGCCGCGCTGCCACCATACTTCTCGATGACGCTGGCGGCTTCCCTGTAGCGGCTGTTGGCAAGCGCGACCGCCGCCGCATGCTCCGCCTGCGTGATCGCGCCTGCCTTGAACAGCGAGCCCGCTTCCGCGACGTCGGTGTTGAGCTTCTTCTGCGCCGTCCCGAGCGGATCGATCTGCGCACGAAGCGCCGAGGTTCTGGCTTCCAGGTCTTCTGCGGCCCTGGCGGTTTCCTCGAACACCGCGGCCGACTCGCGCGCCGACTTCGGCTGCGCGGTGCCAACGCCGAGGACCTGGTTGAAACTGCGCTGCGACTGGTCGGCGGCGCCAGCCTGTCGCGCGGCCTCCGCCAGGCGCTGAAGACGCTGGGCCTGGCGATCGGTGGCAGCGCCCGTTGCATCCATATCGGCTGCGACGCCGCGGAATGCATCCTGCCCGGCCTTGCCGACTTCTTCGAACGCGCGCTTGACGTCAGCCTTGCCCTCGACGCCGAGACGGATCGAAACCTGGGTCGTGCTCATCTATTCGTTATTCCGGCCGTAAGCGCGAACGATGATCGGTTCGACCTCGGGAAGGAGTTCGATGAGCAGCGTGTTGAGGGCGCCCATCGCCTCGGCGAGCAGCAGCACGGCGCCGAAATCGAGCGAGTAGACGCCGCCCATGACGGCGCGGACCTGTCCGGCCGCGCGCTGGAGTACAGCCCAGGCGGTAATGCCGTCCGGCGTTTGCGGCGCGTGTTCGAGATACGGACAGGCGGCGCAGGTTTCGGGGCAAGCGGCGCAATAACCGTCGCCCCCGCCGAAGTGCCACTCGGCGAGGGCGATCAGACGTTTTTTTCCGCGTCCTGGATCAGAGCGGGGCCGACATAGAGGCGATCGATCGCGTCGAACACCGGCCAGTGCTCAAGCGCCGCATCGATCGTCTCCCTGGTCGGCTCGACCGGATTGCCGTCAGCATCCCCGATGCCTTCCCAGGCGGCGATTCCGGAATGCGCGAGCGAATTCGTGAAAGCGACGCCCGCTTTCACCATCACGTCGTCACCACCGGCGCGCAGCACGTCGGCGGCAGCAGTGCGCGCGATCAGGATTGCGGCGACCGATATCGGTCGAAACTGGACGCGGACTCCGGGAATCACGTCGAGCCAGATCGGCTCGCGATCGAAGGCGAGCTTGAGCATCCGGGCATTCGAACGAGGAGTGCCGTCAGATGACGGCTTGGATTTGACCTTGGTCATGCTTGCGGTCCGTCAGTAGGCGGCGACGTCGTTGATCAGCGCCGCGGTGCAGGTCTTTAGAAGGGTCGGATCCTTGGCGGCCTGCCAGGCGAAGGCCGCCTGGATGCCGCCCGGCCCCTGGATCGGTGTCTTGGGTTTCGGCAGGAAAGCGCTGTGAACCGTGAACAGCAGCGAATTGTCGGCGTCGATCGCCCAGCCGAATGAGAGCTCGCATGGATCGCCCGACGTCGCCTGATCGAGCAGCACGGTGTCGGCGAACCGCACGTTGACGCTGCCGGTCACGGCGACCATGGCGGGGTCGGCGTCCTCGATGCGGCCATCGGGACGGATGACCTCGACCTTGTCGAGATTGTTAGCGTAGGTGAGCTCGGCCGAGACGATATGACCGAGTGCCGTGCCGTTGCGCTTGATCTCGCCCATGAACTGGGAGAAGCGCTCAATTATGGCTTCGCTAGGCGAGCCGGCAGACGACGAGGTCGTTTTGGTTTCGCCCTGCGCGATCAGGCTCATGGTGGCGTTGAGGAGCCCCGACCGCTGCAGCTGAATCTTCATCGTGTTGGCGCGGACGCCGACGTTCATGCCGTAGCTCGGCACTTCCGGCATGCCGATCTCGATCGCCATCGAGGGAAGCGTCAGTGCGCCCGACACGAAGGTGTGGGTGATGACGCCGGAATTGTCGACGGAGGTCGGCGCACCCATCAGGAGCTTGAGCCAATAGCCGAAATTCCTCAGATCGACGGGAATAACAGCGTCACCATCGTTATTGACCACGTCGCGGCTCGGCGGCAGCGGCTCACGTCCGTAACCCAGGAGATCGCTCGCGATCAGGTTCTGCTCGTCGCCCAGCGCCGAGGACACAAACGGTAGCTTCTTGAAGCCCGACACAGGGGCCGTGCCATAGGTGGTCTCGAATGCCGCAGCCATGACGGCGTTGGCGCCGCGCGCGCGTGCCATGAGAGTCTCCGATGATTGAGGGAGTTCAGTTCAGCGGGTCGGTCGTGCCGTAGACCGCGAGGATTGCGACGTCAGCCCAGCGGCCCGCGCGCGCCCCAGTCGTCTCGACGTCTTCCGTTGCCGGCGCTTCGGCCTCGACAAAGTCGCAGAGGCCGCCAAGCGTCCGGTTGGAAACGACGGCTGTGCCGATCGCTCCGAGCATGCCGTCGAGCACCTGCTCACGGGTTTGGCTCGACGTCTCGTACGCTGCGATCTCGATCGGGATGCGGTGGGAGTAGACGTAGATGAGCGGCGAAAGGATGACTTCCGGCTCGCCCGGATCACCGTCACGGAGGATGACGAGACCGCCAGGCGGGATGCGCTCGGGCTTCGCCAGATTGCGTTTGACCTCCGCATTGGGCAGCGCGGACGCGATCAGCGTCTTGATCGCGTCGAGCACCTGTTCTCGCTTGCTGGTCATGGCGCCGTTGCCACGAGCAAGGAGGCGATGAATGTGACTGCCAGGACCGTCATGAGGATCGCGATCCGACTCTGATCCATCGTCATCTCCAGTGGCTCGCGATCAGGCCTGGGACGCGGTCGGCCCAACGCTGAGCCGCGCTCGCAATGTCGAGCCGTTTTTGCAACGTGACCTGCGGCACGAGGATGAACACCACCACGGTCGAACGCCCGGCGATGCGGGTGAATTGTGCACCACCGCGCGTCCGTCCGATGTTTGGCCTGGCGAGGCCTTTTTTGCTGAGCCGCGCATTGTCGGCGACGAGCAGCGACGGACGCCCGCGGCGATAGACGAACCGCAACCGCATGCCGGTGCGCCGCTCCCAGCCGCCCGGCGTGATCCGCTTCATGCCGCCGGTCGCACTCAATCCCTTCACGCCCGCGGCCGGGGTCGGGATCGCGAGCCAGAAACCACGGCTCGACTTGATGGTCACGCCCCGATCGAACGCATCGGCGATGTTGGGTGCCTTTGACCAGACGAACGAAGCCGCCTCGATGCTGACCGCGGTTTCCGGGTAGGTCTTGCCGCGCCAGGTATTGGCCAGGCGCTGTCCGAGGCCGGCGTCGACGACGTCGGCGCGCAGGTCGGACTTGAGACCCTCCGTCACCTCGCGCATGGCGCCGGTCACGGAACGCGCCGTGTCGATCTCGGCTTCAGCCAGGCCCTTGACGAGGTCGTCGGTCTTCAGCGTGAAGCGCATGGATCATGCCGGCGGCGCGGCCTCGCAGGTCCAGACAAGCCCGAGACTGTCCGCAATGGGCGTGACGATGATCTCGAATACGTCCCCTTCGATCTCAATCGTGTCGCCGCTCGTAGGCTCAGAGATTTCCGACCGACGAACGTCGATCAGCAGTGTCGGCAGGATTGCGCGGCTGTCGCCGAAGGAGCCGACCTGGTCCGGACGCCTGGTGATGACGCGGACGGCTATTCCAGCGTCCGCGCCGCCCGCGCGCCAGCTGGCGTCGCGGGCGATGTTCGGGTCTGCGAACAGCGCGTCGGTCGCCGCCAAGAAGGCATCCACGACAGCGGCTCAGTTGCTGGTCAGGATTTTGACCGCGAGGCGAGGCCGCTTGTTCACCGGCAGCGGCGAGGCCTCGGTCTTCACGTCGATCGCGCTACCGTCCGGACGTGCGATCTGGCGGGCATAGATCGGCAGCCCCATCGTATTGACGGTCTCGATCAGGTTCGCCGGTGAGCCGTAGGTGACGAAGGTGTCGAGGGTGCCGAGCGGGAAGGTGATGCCCTCGTTCGCGGGGATCAGCGTCTCGGTCGCTCCGGTCGAGAGCGTGACCGTGGCGTTGTATTCCTCGAACACGATGCCGGAGAACGGGAAGCGCCGGCGGGTGTCCTCGCGCAGCGGCTGCGCGCCGGTCGAGGAGAAGTACTTGTAGGCCTCCTCCACCTTGGCGTGACTGATGAGCTTGTCGAAGAAACCGGGGCTGACCAGGGCGAGAACCCCGTTCATGGTCTCGCCCTTGAGCTCGGTCTCGACGTTGCGCAGCACCTCGCGGCACTTGGCCTGAACATTGGTGCCGGCGGTCCCGAGCACGAAATCCACCGACTGCTGGGCGAGGCCGAACTCGTCGAAGTAATCGTAGAGCGCGACGCCTGCGCCATCCTTGACGATACCGCGCAGCGCGTTGATCTCCATGTATTCCCGCGTCTGCGCGTGCTTGGCCCGCATGCGGGTGATCTTGCGCTCCATGACGGTGGCGAGCGGGTCGGCTGCGTCCGCCACCCCAAAGCCTCGGACGCCCTGGATGTCCTGCGGCGTGATCACGTCGTCATGCGGAATCCACGGCACCGAGAACGAGCGCATCGAGCGTGTGTCGCGATTGGCGACCGTTGCCGGCCCACCGAGCGGCACGGTCGGCAGCAGGTTGAGCACGCCTTCGGCCTGCTCGATGATGACGCTGCGCTGGGTGACGCCCTCGAAGCGGAACAGGCCCATCTCGCCGAGCCGCGTATAGATGTTGGGCAGGATGTTGATGGCTGTGGTCATCTCGGCGAGCGTGTAGCCGCCCGCGTCGAACGGATTGATCATGGGTGCCATGGAATGGGGTCCTTGAAAGCTGAAGGCCCCGACGGTTTTGCCGTCGAGGCCCGATGATGATGGTGGTGGTGAGAGCGGCGGTGGATGACCGGAAGGGTCCGGTCTGGATCAGGCGGTGTCGCGCGGGACGAGACCCGCGGCAGAAAGCTCCGCGTGCTTGGCTGCCGTCTTGGTCGAGTCGTCGACCGATGCATCAAACACAAGCGCTGCCTTGGACAGGACCGCCGGGCCACGCGCGGCCACGAGCCCGGCCTTGTCGGCGGCAGTTGCGTCGATCGCCTCGATCAGCACCGCAACGGCAACCTCCGCGCCTTCGTCGCCGGCGACTTCGGCTGCCGGCGACAGGCGATACTTGCCCGAGGCGGTGATCTTGCCGAGCACGGAACCGAGCGCGTAGTTCGTACCGGACTTGAGCGTCACGGTCTCGCGGTTGTAGTTGCCGTTGAGCTCGTATTTGAGCAGGTCGCCGAGCGACGGCGACTTCGTGAGAGTGGTCATGTCTGGTGCTCCTCAATGATCAGGCGCGCGCCGCCGCGGCGCGTTCCTTGGCGCGCCGGACGATCGGGCTTTCCCCGACGGCAGTTGTGGATGGCGCCGCCGCGATGACGCTTGTTGCCTCGGCTCGTGCGGCGAGCGCATCGAGCACGGAGCGCCGCAGTGCATCGGCCGAGATGCCCTTCCGCATGGCATCCGCGGCATCGACCGTGACGCCGAGCCGGGCGGCTTGAGCCGCGAGCGCTGCAATCTCGGCGAATTCCGCACGCAGCTTGTCCGCCGGACCGGGTACGGGCGCCGGATTAGCTGCAGGCTCCGGTGCGGGCATCTGAGTTGCCGGGGGAGCGGGTTCGGGGTTCGGTGCCTGCGGCACTGCTTGCGACGCGAGCGGCAGCTGCGGCTCGGTCGCATCGTGTTGAATCCGTTCGGTCTCGGTCGTCGCCATGGACGGGCTCCTCTTCGGGGTCGGGTTGACGATGTTGCGCGCGGCGGATGCCGTGCGGTCTAGTTCGGTGACCATCTCGGCGATGGCGAGATCGAGCGTACCCACGCGGTCGGCCAAGCCGGCGCGGATCGCGAGCTCGCCGCGATAGATCGAAGCGTCGGTCGCGCGCACGGCCTCGTTGGTCAGGCCGCGATTGGCGGCGACGAGCCCGCACAATTCGGTGTAGAGGCGATCGACGTCGGCCTGGATCGTGGCGCGGGCGCGCTCGGAGAGCGGCTCGTGGCCATTGGCGTCGATCTTGCGCTCGCCGGCAAACACGAAGGTCCAGGCGAGGCCTGCTTTTGCGTCAGCTCCGCTCTCGTCGACATGGACCGCGACGACGCCGATGGAGCCGGTCTCGCCGGTACGCGTCACGTAAATCCGGTCGGCGGCACTCGCGACCGCATAGGCCGCGGACAGCGCGCTCTCGTTCGCCACCGCCCACAGCGGCTTGCCGTTGCCGGCCTTGATCGCGCCTATCTGCTCGACCAGGTCGAACAGGCCGCCGACCTCGCCGCCCGGCGAGTCGACATCGAGGATGACGCCGCGCACCGTCGGGTCATCGATTGCTTCCGCAATCGCATCGCCGATATCGGCGTATGAAACGAGCCCGCTGGCGGCGGCGAGATAGCCCGAGCGACTGACCAGCGTGCCGATCACCGACACCACCGCGATCCGCTCGACGGTGATCGACGTCTGCGGCGCCGGATCAGCTTCCGGATCGATTGGTTCCGATGTGCTGCCGGCGAGGCGCGGTGCGAGCACGCTGAGGATCACCTCGAGCTTCGCGCGCGCGATCGTCAGCGGCGTCCCGAACACGCGGGACGCGACATGGGGCAGGTCGATCATTTGGGGCGTACCGCTATTGAACCGGCTCAGGCAGCGCTTCGGCGTCACCCGTTGTGCCGGGATCGCTTGACGCTTGCGCCGCATCCAGGGGTGCGGCCGATCCGAAGGTCAGACCGAGCGATTTCTCTCTCGCTTTGTCGGCAGCAATCTCGGCATCGACCTGTTCGGCGTCGTATCCGCGCTCGGCGAGCGCCTGCGTCCGGCTCTTGAGCCCGGCGTCGATCTGCTCGATCTCGGCGCGGGCGTCCTTGAGCGGATCGACCCAGTCCCACTTCGGCGGGAGCCATCCGCAAGCAAGGTAGTCCCGCCGCCGCTGGTCATAATCCGGGAGTGCCAGCACGCCCGCGAGCACCGCAGTGTCCATCCAGCGGGCCCAGACCTGGCGGCACAGCTGCCAGACGATGACGGCATGTTGGTAGGCTTCGATGCGGCGGCGGAATTCGAGCAGCGCCAGGCGCGAGTTCGAATAGTTCGCCTTGAGCATGTCGTTCGACAGATACGCATAGGGGACGCCGAGCGCGGCCGACACCTGCAGCAGGGTGCGGTACTGGAACGGCTCGTAGGTCTGGCCCACGTCCGCCGGGGCCGACGTTTGCACCTCCTCACCGGGCTCCAGCATGGTGATCTGGCCGGGCTGCAGGTCGATCGTGCGTTCGTCGTTCTCGTCGCGTCCCTCCGCGGCATCGAGCGGTTCTGCCGGGGCTGGCGTCGTGATGAAGAGCGCGTGCATCGCCGCGACCTTCTTGCGATCGAGCTCGGCATCGTCGTACTGATCGAGCAGGAACAGTTTCACGATCCCCGACGCAAAGCGTGAGACCCCGCGCAACTGTCCGGCATCGACCGGATCGATGACGTGCACGATCTCGAAGGCCGGCACGCGCACGATGTCGCCAGCGAGCCCGGGATCCGTGATGTCGCCCGGGTGCCGCCGCAGGAAGTGGTAGGCGACGCGCCGCCCGATCGCATCGAATTCGATGCCCTGGCGGATCACATTGCCGCCGGGCATGACTTCGTTGCGATTGAGGGGCAGCATTTCCGAGGGGATCATCTGCAGCTGAAGCGGCACCGTGAGGCCATCCTGTGGCCGGCGCGGCCGGAACCGGAAGAACACCTCGCCCGCGATGAACACCTCGCGCGCGGCACGGCGCTGCAACCCATAGAAGTCCGTGAAGCCTTCGGCATCGGCCTCGTCGGTCCAATCGAGCCAGAGCTGCTGTACTCTGGCCTTCAGCTCTGGCTCCTTGATCAGCGAGGACGGCTTGATGCCGGCGCCGACCACGTTGCCGGCCCAGCTCTCGATCGCGTTCGCCGCATATCCGTTGTTGCGAATGAGCCAGCGGGCGCGCGCCGTGATGTCGGGACCGGCCGCCGCGATCAGCGTGTTGAGATGCGCTCGGCTCGGCTGGAACCCCTTGAGCCGGCGGTTTGCCAGCCCTGCCTCGAACCCACCGATGAACGCCCCGACTCGGCGCCGGAAAGCTTTCAGCGAAACGACCACGAGATCAGAGTCCCTTCGAAGCAGACGTCAGGATGCGGCGGCGCCGGCCGCCTTCACCGGCGGCAGCGATCCGGCGTTCGAGATCCGTGATGGCGGCTGCCATCTCGGCGTCGGTGGCATACGTGACCCGCCGGCCGTCGATTTCGACCGTACGCACGCCACGGAAACGCGCGGCAAGCAATGCATCGCGCTGCGCCGTCATCTCTTCGAGGGTCATTAAGTTCAGCTCAGATAGCTCGATCGGAACACGCGCCGGCTGCGGCGCTCCGGCCGCCGCCGGATGACCCCAGCAACGCTGTCGGCCGGCGTTTCCGTATCGCCCGACGGATCGTCCGCTGTTTCTCCCGAGAGGCCGACTTGCTGCTCGAGGTCGCGCCACATGGCCTCGGTCCAACGGTCGGCACCGGCGATCCACGCGGCCGCGCGGGCGTAGACGCGGCAGTCGAGTGCTTCGTTGCGCTCGCGCAGCTTCTGCCATTCGAGCCGGCTGAAGCCGCGCTTGGTCTTCACCGTGACGAGTTGTTCGCCGACGAGTTGCTTGACCCACTCCGCTTCGGTGCCGCGCGCCAGGTGGACGTAGCCCACCGGAAACTTGGCGCCCGCCGCGATTTCTTCGTCGGTCGGCGTCGACAAGCGCAAGAAGCGGTAGGTCTCGCTCTTGAAGGTCGCAACCGCGATCGTCCAGAGCCGCGCACCGCGGCGCAGTTTCTTGCCGCCTTCGGTAACGTCGACATGCGTCGGGCCGGCGACCGGCGCCGTCCGGTTGAAGCCGTCCACACCTTTGATGGGCGCGACCTGCGCGTGACCCATCTTGCGTGCCCAAGCGTACACGGCCGGCGCCTCATAGCCGGTGTCGATCGCGAGCTTCGCTATTCCGATCCGCGTACCATGCGCATGCAACCAGGTGCGACCGAGGACGAGACCAAGCTCGTCCCAGGCCTCGGCTTGCTCGGGTCCGCCTTCGACCACGATGTGGTCGACGAGCCAGCTTTCGAGACCTCTCCCCCAGGCCCAGACATCAACTTCGATACGATCCTTCTGCACGTCGGCGCCAGCTGTCAGGAACAGACCGCCTCGCGGCACTGTGCCGATCTGCCAAGTTTCGCGGCGCTCATAGAGGCGTTGCCAGTCCGGTGCCTCACCGGTCTCGATCCAGGTCTCCCCGAGGACGCTGTTCTTGAAGCTGCGCTTGGCCTCGTCGGTGGTCGCTGCTTCCCAGAGACGCGCGATGTTCTCCCAGGAGAACCATCCCACCGGCGAATAGAGCGCCGAGATGTGGAACCCGATCGTGCCGGGATCCTGCGCCTCCGCGGTCGGGCGCCACTCACCGGACTGGAGCATTTCCGTCTTGTGGTGCTCATCGATCCGGCCATCGCAGGAGGCGCATATATAATGTGTGGTCTCGGGCTTGCCCTTGTCCCAGCGGAGCCGCTCGAATTTGAGCCACTGCATGTCCCCGCAATGCGGGCACGGCACGAAGTACCGGCGCTGATCCGAGGCTTCGTATTCGCGTTCGATGCGCGAGAGCCCGGCGAGCGTCGGGGTCGAGGCAAGGAATGCCTTTGCGCGCCAGGAGAACGTGCGCGTGCGCGCTTCCGCGAGCGCAACCGGATCGCCTTCCTCGTCGGCCGAGGGCGGATAGGCATCGACCTCGTCGAGGAACAGGTAACGCGCCGGCATCGAGCGCAGGCCGACGGCGCTGTTCGCTCCGGTGATGACGAGGAGCCCCGCCGGGAACTCCTTCGACAGCATCGTGTTGCCGGCATCGCGCGAGCGCGCAGGCTTCACCCGCTGGCGGAGCGCGGGACTTTCCTCGATCAGCGGATCGAGGCGCTGGCGCGAGAAACGCTTGGCGAGCTCGACGGTCGGCTGCACCGCGAGCATCGGCCCGGGTGCATGATGGATGACGTAGCCGATCCAGTTGTTGCCGGCCTCGGTCGCCCCGACCTGCGCCGCCTTCATGAATACGACGCGCCGTACCGGATGCGCCGGCGACATCGCATCCATGATCGCGCGCATGTAGGGCGTGCGATCGGTGCGGTACCGTCCAGGCTCGGCCGAGGCGCGTGGACTCAACACCCGATGGCGGTCCGCCCATTCGGAGACCGTGAGCGACGGATCGGGCAAGAGCCCGTCGCGCCAGGCTTGGCTCAGGTCCTCCGCGCCATCGAAGGCGAATATGTCATCGGAACTCGGGCCGGATATCGGCGAGCTCGGCAAGGTGAGCGCGGACATGCCCCTCCACGACCTTCTGCACGGCATGGGCCTCCACGCCGAGCTCGGCTGCGATCAGGGCTGCGATCCGCGCCGGCCAGTTGAGCCAGGAATCCCTCTCTTCGCGCGCAAGCCGGAACACGAGCGCCGTCGAGCGGGCGCGGTCGACAAGCTCGCCCTTCATGCGCTGCAGGCGCAGCCGCGCGAGATGAGCCTTGGCGATTTCGTGCGCGGTGCGGGCCTGGACGAAGGTGACGCTGCCGCCTGCAGGCAGCCCTTGCTCCTTCAGCGTCTCGCGCACCGAGCCAAGCGCCGCCTCGCCGACCGGGCGCAGCTTCTCTGCGGTAGCTTTCGACTTCGATTTCGCGCGGCCCGGATCTGTCGAGCGTTCCCACGAAGCGTCAGCCTTCGCAGGATCGACGGTGCCGTCCTGCTCCACGGGGACGCGGCCCTGCTTGATCGCGCGCAGCACCGCAACATGGCTCACGCCGCGCCTGCGGGCATAAGCGCGGATTGATAATCCCATGATCGTCCTGGCGGCAAGATTGCAATCAAATGGCGCGATTATCTGCTTGGCTCCGGGCCAAAGCAGCGCGTCTATGGCGGCATCACGGAACGGAGACCGCCATGACCAAGACCGCCAAACTGGCCAGCAACAACGAAGCCTGGGGATTCTTCGGCACTATCCGTCACCATGCCGATCCTGCCGCAGCCTGGCCGATCGCCATGCAGGCAGTCGGCGAAGCGACGGGATGCTCAGACGCCGGTGCTCGCGATTTCCTCGATAGCCGCCATGGCCGGCATTTCGCCGACGATGTGGCCAACGGCCTGTTCAAGAGGCTGTCCCTGCCGCAAGCAATCGAAGCCGCCGTCGAGCGGTGGATGACTTGGACCATCGATCGCCGCGTCGAGCGCGAGACCGGCATTCCGCGTGGACTGCCCTACTTGGTCGGCTTCGTCACCGACTGCGAGATCATGGCCGAAGCGGCCGCGTAGCGATCGGAAGGAGCATCGTCATGGAAGACTGGACCGGCCTCACACCTGCGGAGATACGCGCCCGCGTCGCCGCTGCGCGGGAGCCTGCCCTGCGCAAATTCCTCGCCAACTACGGCACCACGGTTCTGCCCAGTGAAACCCTCGAACAGGCTGTCAGACGCGTGCAGTTGGCCATTTTCGGCGTGATCCGGCATGCGGCCGAGTCGGCGCTACCGAACGAGACCTTCGAGAAATCCATGGACCGCGTGCTGTCGCGCCGGAACTGAACGGCTCCCGCAACCTAAAGGTCTGCCCCGCACCAATGCGGGGCTCGGGGTCGTAGAAGGGCCGCGATGGTCGCGGCCCGACTACCAGGGAGCCAACACCATGGCACAGCTTTCCGATTCTCAACTCGTCGTTCTGTCAGCCGCATGCCAGCGGCAGGACCGATCGGTCTATCCACTCACCGGCAAACTTCCCGGCGGCGCAGCGGCCAAGGTCCTCGGCAGCCTTCTCAACAAGAGCCTGATCAAGGAAGTGCAGGCCAAGCGCGAGGACACCGTTTGGCGCGAGGACAAGAAGCGTGGCCGCCTGACGCTGCGCGCGGCGCCAGCCGCATTTAAGGCCCTTGGGATCGAGCAGAGCGAAGCGCCTGCCGGTGACGAGAGCGACGCCGATGCAGGTGCTGACACCGACAAGGGCTCGCGCCGGAAGCGAAAAGCCGGCAAATCGAAGGAGAAGCCGCGCGGCACGCGCGCCAACAGCAAGCAGGCGCAGCTCATCGAAATGCTCAAGAGCCGGGAGGGCGCCACGATCGAGGAGATCGTCAAGAAGTTCGACTGGCAGGCGCATACCGTGCGCGGCGCCATCGCCGGTGCGCTAAAGAAGAAGCTCGGGCTCGACGTGCAGTCGGAGAAGGTCGAAGGGCGCGGCCGCGTCTACCGCATCGCCGCCTGATTTGAAAACGACCGAGCGCCGCCGGATTCAAACCCGGCGGCGCTTTGCCGTTCATGCGGCTAACCGCTCGTTCTTCAGCGCATCGAAGGTGCGACCGTCGTCGGCAAGCGTGGCTGCGACTCCTGCATGGCGCTGCCAGCGCTCGATGACGACGTCGCAGTAGCGCGGATCGATTTCGAGTGCGAGGCAAACGCGGCCAACGGAGTCCGCGGCAATCAGTGTCGTGCCTGAACCTGCGAAGGGCTCGTAGACCAGATCACCTTTCGCGCTGTTGTTCACGATCGGCCGGCGCATGCACTCGACCGGCTTCTGCGTCCCGTGCTCGGTGGCCTCGTCGTTCTCGCCGGTGGCGATGGTCCAGAGAGTCGATTGGTCGCGGGCGCCCTGCCAATGGCCGGTGGCGCCCTTTCGCACCGCGTAGAAGCACGGTTCGTGCTGCCAATGATAATCGCCGCGGCTCAGCACCAGGCGGGGCTTGGCCCATACGATCTGCGCCCTGATCAGGAAGCCACAAGCATCGAGACTCTCGGCAACGGTCCGCGCGTGGACCCCGGAGTGCCAGACATAGGCGACCTCGCCCGGAAACAGACTCCAGGCGTCGCGCCAATCGGCGCGATCATCGTTGCTGACTTTGCCGACACGAGCCGTCTCGGAAACCCCGGATTCGTTCCGCCAGTTCGGATCGTACTCGACGCCGTAGGGCGGGTCCGTCACCATCAGGTGTGGACGCACGCCAGCGAGCAACCGTTGAACGTCGGTCGCGACCGTCGCGTCGCCACACAAGAGCCGATGCGCCCCGAGCAGCCAAAGGTCGCCTGGGCGCGTGACCGCCTCGGTGGGCGGTTCCGGGATTTCGTCCTCTTCCTCGGATGACCCATTTTGATCGAGGCCATCGAGCAGCCGGTCGAGCTCGTCCTCGGCAAAGCCGAGTAGATCGAGATCGACGCCGTCTTCCTTGAGACGATCGAGCTCGGCAGCCAGCATCGCTTCGTCCCAGCCGGCGTTGAGCGCGATGCGATTGTCGGCGAGCCGGAAGGCGCGCGCCTGGGCGTCGGTCAGGTGCCCCAGCCGAATAACCGGAACCTGCTTCAGTCCGAGACGCTTCGCGGCGACGATCCGTCCATGGCCTGCGATCAACACGCCGCGGTCGTCCACGAGACAGGGAACGTTGAAACCAAACTCCGCAATCGATCCCGCGATCTGAGCAACCTGCTCGCCCGGGTGGGTCCGCGCATTGGCCGCGTATGGCAAGAGCTGCTCGATCGGCCATAGCTCGACCTGCAGCGAGTCAGACGGCGTCAAGGATTGCGACGCCGCGCTCGCGCGCGACTGCTTCGAAGGATTGGCCTTCGCCATCGAGGGTCACTGATTTGTCCGGGAAGAGTTTCCGCCACCGCAGGATGGCGAGGTCGACATATTCGGGGGCGAGCTCGATCGCTCTGACCTTTCGGCCGGTGCGCTCGCCCGCCACGATGCTGGTGCCCGCGCCGGAAAAGGGCTCGTAGATGATATCGCCGTTGCCACTGTAGGCGCGCATCACAAACTCGGGCAGCGCAACCGGGAACACGGCCGGGTGCTCGGTCTCGATCCCGCGCGCCTTGTGCCGCGTGATGCGGATGACGTTGTCGGGGATGCGCGTCTCCTGGACGCCCTGTCCCGCGTGATTCCATTCGCCGACGTGGCCGTCCTTGTGCCGGATGCCGCCGTGCGTGTCGTTGACGTGGCCGGCCCATTTGCAGGGCACGATCTTGTTGGGCTTGCGCGCCTTGCGATTGAAATGGAAGACGAGCTCGAATGCAGGCGCCAAGCGCCCGTTCCAATCGCCCGGAAGTCCTGGCCCCTGGTCCCAGACATAGAGTCCGAACCGCCGCCAGCCTTGCTCCGCCATCCATGCGAGCCAGGTCTGCCAGTACGGCAGCCACTCGTTGTCGCGGTGAATGAGACCGAGATTGACCAGAACCTGCGCCGGCTCGATGACCGGCAATTCCGCGAACACCCTGCGCATGAGCGCGTCCCAATCGCCCACGCCGCCGGTCGTGTAATCGCGCTGATTGCCATAAGGCGGCGAGGTGAAAACGAGCGCCGCGCGCTCGCCGTTCATGACCCGCGCGATGGCCGAAGCATCCGTGCTGTCGCCACACAGCAGGCGGTGATTGCCAATCAGCCAGAGATCGCCGGTGCGCGAGATCGGCGCGCGGGGCGGTGCCGGCATTTCATCGGCGGCGTCCTCGCCGCTACCATCGCTGCCCTCCGTCTCCTCGCCGAGCGGCGCCATGAGCGCATCGAGCTCCGTCTCGGAAAATCCGGTGAGCGCAAGGTCGAAGCCCTCGCCGTTCAACGCGTGCAGCTCGGCCGCCAGCAGTTCCTCGTTCCAGCCGGCGTTGAGCGCGAGCTTGTTATCGGCGATGACGTAGGCGCGTCGCTGCGCCGGTGTCAGGTGATCGAGAACGACAACGGGCACCGTGTCGAGGCCGAGTTTGCGTGCCGCAAGCAGCCGGCCGTGGCCAGCGACGAGCCCGCCCTCCGCGTCGACCAGGATCGGATTGGTCCAGCCGAACTCGACAATCGAGGCCGCGATCTGCGCGACCTGGTCGTCCGCATGCGTGCGGGCATTCCGCGCATAGGGAATCAGCCGGTCGAGCGGCCAGTGCTCGACCGCGTCGGGCAAGCGAGATTTCATGGACGGGCTGTCAAACCTTGGTAAGATGTAGACGCCCCACGGTCTGCCGTAAGCAGACCGTGCAAATCACCGGCACGACGGTTCGTGGGCTATTCCATCCAAAGCGCCTCTGGGCGCGATTTTGTCGTGCCGCGCCATGCCCGAATTTCTAACTACTGAACTGCTCCTTGCCGCGTGCATGCTGTTGGGTGCGGCGCTCTACACGTCGGTAGGGCATGCCGGCGCTTCAGCCTACATCGCATTGATGGCACTCTTCAGCGTCGCGCCAGCTGCGATGCGGCCTACGGCGCTCGCGCTCAATATTCTGGTCGCCGGCTTCACGTCGTTCCGCTACTTGAATGCCGGACTCTTCCGCTGGCGCACGCTCTGGCCATTCCTGGTGGGGGCAATCCCTTTCGCGTTCCTCGGCGGCGCCATCCAACTGCCCGGCGCCTACTACAGACCGATTGTCGGGGTCGTGCTGCTCATCGGGGGCGTAAGATTGCTGTGGCCCAAGGAACTGAGCGCCAACCAACAACCTCGTGACCCACCGATCGTCATCGGCATCGCATGCGGAGCCGCCATTGGGCTCCTCTCAGGTTTGACTGGAACCGGCGGCGGTATCTTCCTATCGCCACTCGTGCTGTTTCTCGGATGGTCGGAGACGAGGACCGCGTCCGGTGTCGCGGCCGTGTTCATCCTCTGCAATTCGATCGCGGGACTGTTGGGCAATGTCGCGATCGTCAAATCTCTGCCACCCGACCTGCCGCTCTATGCCGGCGCGGTCCTGGTCGGCGCCGTCATCGGGACCACGCTCGGCATTCGGTTCGCCGTGCCCATGGTTCTCAAGGCGCTCGGATTGGTCCTCGTCATCGCAGGGCTCAAGCTGATTGGCGTCTACTGAGAGGTGGTAACCGGCTTCAGGTTACCACCTCGCGGTACCAGGCTGGCCGAGCCAGAAAACGCGCGCCGTTGCGCGCCTTTAGGGCACACGAGGGCCAACGTCGCGTGGTAACTGGTAACTCAGATTTTGCGGCTGGCTGTAGCGAACTTCCGGGCCATTGCCCCCCGCATACCATCTCCGCCAGGGAGGACCCGCGACTCGGCTCTGTTGACCGTTGCGCACGCCTCTCGCGAGCCTGCCGCGAAACTACACCGCGTCGGCCGATTCCGTCTCGCATAAAAATGGCTCACACAAAATTGGCTCACACGGCGATTTCATCTTGACAAGGTGCGAGCGCGCTCCATGAACGCGCGCCTCGATGTCTTCGTGCCGACAAAGCGGCCATTGAGCTTCCAGGCGATGAGGCTCAATGCGTATTGCCAGCGGCGCTTTGCCGTTGCCGGCGCAATGCCAAAGCGCCAGCAAATCGGCTTCCATGGTGTGAATTTGGCACGCGCCCAGGCGAGCTTTGCGTCCTCGGCTTCCAGCCAGCGCAGCCAGCCGAGCGTCTCCTCCATGCGCGTGATGGCGTCGGGCGACGGTGGTGGGCGTTTCAAGCGCTGCGGCTCCTGCCCGACAAGGTCGCTGAACTCGTGGAGAACCTTCGGCCACAGGTTGAAGTAACCCTGCACGCACACGTCGGGCAGACGCTTCATCACGTCGGCCGCTTCGTGCAGTCGCGCTTCCACGCAAGCCGGCGTCCAATCAGCCATGGCACGCCTCCTTGTTCGTCGAGCGTTTGCCGTAGAGTTTTCCCCCGAGTTGCCGGATCAGTTCACGCTCCGGCCAGGTGAGACGCTGATCATCCTCGCTCACCACCAGGATGCCGTGCTCGTGCCAACCCTCACGCTTGACGTGGTCGGGAGGGCGCCGCTCTCCGCCGTATCCTTTTGGTGCCCACCTCATGGCTGCGTCTCGCGGGCGATGAGGTCGGCGAGCGCACCGATGATCGAAGCGGGCGTCTTGCCATCGCCAAGCCGCCCCATGCTCGCAGTGAGCGCGGTGGGCTCGACGCCGTGCTGGAGCAGGAGCGACAGCGCGATACAGGCATCGTCGAGGATGCCATCCATGGCGGAGCCGACCTTGGCGCCGTGCGTGAACACTTCGCCGATGCGGCCGGTGTTCGGATCGAAGCCGACCGTCACCGAATAGGACCGGCAGTCGTGCACGAGCCGGGTCGTGAGGCTGGGCCGGCGATTGGGAAGACGCTGCCGGCTCATGGCGCGCCTCCGTGGACCAGTCCAGCGATGGGGGCGCGCGGCATCACGGCACCCCCTTCAGCCAATCGGGGGAATCTGCGTCTAGGGAATGTGGGGAACGTGGTTGGCGACCTTCCCCGCCATCCTCCCCGGTACAAGCCGCTGAATTGTCAGCGTTTTGGGAATGTGGGGAAGGTGGGGAATGTGTTTGCTCTTCTTTATTATTGTGTACGCGCGCGCACGCGCGGAGGTCGGAAAAACATTCCCCACCTTCCCCACATTCCCCGAGCCCTTCTCGATCAATGGGATAGGCCGGGGAACGTTGGGGGGAATGTTGGGTGACAGACGCCTGACATTCCCCTTTTTCTGCTTCGGAGAAGTCTGGCAAACGTTCCCCACGTTCCCCTTCGAGGGCGAGCTGCCAGCGGCGGGCCTGGTGCGAGACGCCAATCGCGCGGATGCGCGCCTTGAGTCCGCCGATGTCGAATACCCGGTCGCGCATGCGCGCGAGCGCCTTGCCGAGCCGGATTCGCTGCGAACGGTCGCCGCCGGTGCCGAGCGGCAGCGGCGGCTCGCAGTTGACGGCGAGCTCGTAGAGCCCGCTGGTACCGACCTCGGCGGTGCCGAAGCGGTCCCACCATTGTCCGACGAACACGCGCCAGACGGCGCCTTCGCCGTCGGAGGCTTCGAGCATCTCATCGATGTTGCCAAGGAATCCGGGAACGCCGATCGCGTCGAGCATGCCGCCCATCACGGCAGCCCAGGCTTCGAAGCTGCCGATGTGCTTAGCCCCGCGCGGCATGCCGGCCGCGATCCAGGCGCGGCACAGCGTCAGGCAAGCGGCGACGAGGCCTGCCCGGTTGGCATGCACCCAGCCCATGAGATCGGGATGGCGGAAGCCGCTGCGACGCCAGGGCTGGTCGACGCGGGCGTCGAGCCGAATGCGCACCAGCCGGCGCGCCATCTCGCCCGAGAACTCGGCATTGTTGCCGGTGGCAATCCAGATGCAGCGGATCGGCAGCCGCGTCGTTTCCGAGACACCGAGGATGCGGTCTTCCCAGAACGGTGCGGTGAGCGCGGCAGCGAGCGCCGAGGAGTCGAGCGGGCGCCGCAGATTGTCGATCAGAACGACTGACGGGATCTGGCGCAGCTTGGCGGTCAAGCGCTTGCGCCATTCCTCGTCGTCGCTGCCTTCGACCATGACGCTGGCGCGGCAGCCGATCGCGACGACCGACATCATGTCCACCATCAGCGTCGCGCCGGTGCCTTGGGTCGGCTTCTCGACCAGATGCAGTGGAGTCGGCCCATCAATCATGGCGCGCACGAAGCCCACAAGCAGGAGCGCCAGCGCATGCGCGCGCTCGGCTTCGCCGATGAATGGGAAATCTCCCAACAGATCGTCGAGCAGCAAAGACCGCGCCGCGGCGATGTTTGCCGGCGTCGGCTGCATGGCGACGGGTGGCAGGGCGAAGCCCTTGGGCGGGTCGTAGAGCAGGCGCGCAGCCGGATGGTAGCCGGGCTCGGTGATGAGATCGCCCTCGCGGCCGAACACCGGCGTCGTGACGATGCCTGTCAGCACGGGAAGCGCCGGATCGGGCGTGGCGAGGATCGACTTGATCACCGCCAATGGTGGATGGGCCGGGACAAGATCGCCGTTGCGGGAGAGCTTTCGCCAATCGGCGAGTTGAGCGAGCACCGGACGCAGGCGATCCTCGGTCAGGGGCTTCGCCATGGGCAGGCCGTCGTCGTCGCGCACTACCCAAGTCGGGCATCCGGCGGCACGGAACATCCAGGGCGGATCATTGGCGGCGAGCAGAATCTGCCACGCCTGCGACACCGCGCGCGCCAGATCGCCGTTGTCGGCGCGCAACTGAGGTCGTGGGCGATCGGACTGTCCGAAGCCGATCGGCTTGTGCGTGCCACTGTCGATGGCGAGGATCACGCGGTCGTCGTTGCCGTGGGCGCCCCATTCGACCGCCGCCTCAACGATTCTGCGCACGGTTTCGACGCCGTCGCGCAGCAGCAGGTCATTGAAGTCGTCGCCCTCCTGTGGCGGCATGGCGATGAAGACCCGACGTCCCTCGGCATGCAAACGGGCGGCGGCAGTCTCGGCCGCGCGCGCGCCGGCGCCGGAGGGATCGTGGTCGGCAAGGAGCACGACCTTCCGTGCTTCGATGGGCAGAGCCACCTGTTCCAGGTTGGAGGTCGAGAGTGTTGCCCAGACGGGCAGGCGCGCACATGCCACCATCACCGAGAGCGCCGTCTCGATGCCCTCGGCGAGACCGATGACGCCGTCTTTAGTCAGATCGGCAAGCCGCACGGCGCCGCCTGCGATCGAGGCCAGCATTTTTCGCGGGTTATCGACCGGCGCCTTGGCAGTGCCGTCGTCGGCGAGATAGGTGCGGTGGAGCGCGATGCGGTTTCCGGCAACGTCCCGTACCACGGCTGCCAGACCCGGAAAGCCACGCCGGCTTTCCCAATGCGTCAGGTCGGGATGGAACAGGAGGTCGGAGCAGTCGGACGCCGGTACTCCACGCGAGGCGAGATATCGCTCGCCCAACGTGCCTGCGATCGGCACTGCCTTGGAGAGGATGTGTTCGATCTCGCGGGCCTGATCGGCCCGCTTGGACGACGGCTTGGCGGCGGACCGTTTCGGCTGCGTGCTCGTTTTTGTCAGATCGGCCGCGTAGGCAAACAGCTCGCGTCCGCTGAGTCCTGTTGCATTCTCCAATGTGCTGAGCGGTCCACCGCCATGACCATCATCGAAGTCGATCCAGTCGCCCGCATGCTCGCCCGTGAGCGCGATCACGCAAGAGCCGTTCTTGCGCGGCGCGGCGCCCTGGATATTGGCGAGCCGCCATTCATCGCCCATCCGCCGGCCGTTCGGGAACAGCCGCGGAACCCATTGCTCGGCGCTATCGCGCAGACGCAACACGATGGCATCGAGGTCAAACCGCTCGACCGGCCATACAGGTTGCGCGTCGTTGAGGTCGAGCATTGGCGCCTCAATCGAGCAGCACCAGCCCGCGCTCTGCGCGGGTGATGGCGGTGTAGAGCCAGCGTGCACGATCCTGCGGCGTGCGCCCGAGCCCGTCGTCGAACACCACGACGTTCTCGAACTGGGAGCCCTGCGACTTGTGACACGTGATGGCCCAGCCCCAGACGCACTCGATCAGGGTCCGCTTCTTATGATGGTCGCGCCGGTCCCGATCGGGATCGGGCGACAGATGATCGTCGAAGTGGCCGCGATAGATGCGGAAGCGCTCGCGCTTGCCGTTGGTCTCGCCACCGACCTTGTGCCCGTCCTCGGTGGTGATCGCGGCCTTGAAGGCGATCTCGTCGCCATCCTCCTCGATGTCGCCGAGGGTCACGAACATGCCGTTGACCAGGCCGATGTCGTTGCGGTTGCGCAGGCAGATCAGCTTCTCGCCGGCCCCGGTCGGATAGGAAGCAGCAAAGCCTGCGGCCTGCTTCATGGCGAGGTTGAGCTGCATGCGCGTGGCGTTGCGCCCGCAGATCACCTGGCCGGCCCGGAGCAGGCCCGATGCGTCGACATCAGACCGGCGCATTTTCCACACGAATTCATCGTGCTCGCCGTAGGGAATCGGCTTTCCCTCGCGCGCCCAGGTCGCAAGGCGGATGACGGCGCTGTCGCCGGCCTGACGGTGCACTTCGGTCAAGAGCACGTCGGGCTTGTCGGTGTCGAAGGCGCCCTCGCCCTTGACCGGTGGCAACTGGCCGGGATCACCCAGGACGAGAGTCGGCCTGCCGAAGGCGAGGAGATCGCGCGCCATCTCCGCGCCGACCATGGACACCTCGTCGAGCACCAGCAGCTTGGCATCGCGCAGGACGGATTCGGAATTGAGCACGAAGCGCGGCTTGTGCACGTCCTTCAGGCGCAGCTCGAGCGACCGAAGGCGGGATTCCTCGAACAATCGCTCGGCTACTCCGAGGGACGGCAGTTTCGCGTGTAACTCGGCAACCTCGGCCTTGAGCTTCTCGATTTCCTGTGGGCTCGCCTCCGAGACGCGGTAGATGAGGGAATGGATGGTGGACGCGGGTGTGCCCTTGCGCGTCATCACCAGGGCGGCCTTGCCGGTGAATGCGGCATAGAGCACGTCGCCGATCTTCGACTCGGCTCCCGGCGTCGAGAGTCCCAGTTCCTCGATCGCATACTTGACGATCGTGCTCTTCCCGGCGCCGGCATAGCCGAACACGCGGCAGACCTGCTGCTCCTTCGTGCGGTTCTCGTACCAGTCCTTGACCGTGGTGATCGCCGCGCGCTGGCTCTCGGAGAGGGTGATGGTCATGCATTGCCTCCCGGTGCGAGCGCGTGGCAGCGGATGCGGTAAGGACAGAACGCGCAGATGAAGAAGCCGGCGTCGTCGGAGATGCGCGGCAGCAGCTCGCCAGCCTCGACTGAACGGATCACGGCGACGGCCTTGTCGGAGAGCGCCTGCGCTGCCGGCGGGTCGAAGGAGATGAGCTCGTAGCGGAGCGCCTGCGTGTCCTTGTCGAGCGCGACGAACAGCGTGCGCTCAACGGCGAGGTAGGCCATGTAGACCTGAACCTGCGCCCAGTAGATCGGCTTCGAAGCTTTGACCCCCTGCTTGACTACGTCCTGCCAGGAGGAGGACTTGAGTGCCTTGTGCTCGAACAGGGCCGGATACTCGATCCCGACGTCTGGGCCGCCGACGATGACGCCATCGATGTGGCCGCGGAAGCGGCCGGCGGCGGCCAAGAAGCCGAACTGTTCGCCATTGCGCTTGTGCGTTCTCAGATCGAACCCGGCGAGCCGGAGCCAGCGGATGGTCATTTCCTCAAAGCGGTGCCCGGCTTCGAAAATGCGCAGCATGCGGCCGGAAAAATCGGCGCCACCATCGACCGGCACGTGCATCAGCTCATAGCAGAGCCGGCGCGCGCACGGTTCGCCGATGCGGGACGCGCCAAGATAATCGCGCGCAGGCATGACGGCACGCTCTGCCGTGAGCGCGCCGTCAACGAGGGCGTCAATGCGCTCGCCGATCGGCGGCGGCGCGGGGGCGCGGCCGTAAATGAATCCCGAGCCGTGGTTGAGGTCGACGATATCCATGACCGGCCTCAAAATGGAATGTCGTCGTTGAGCGTTTCGCGGCGCATGGCTTCCTGGAAGCCGTCGATGCAGGCCTCGATGATGCGATCGATCTCTTCGGGCGTTCGGTCGTGGAACGGCGCCATCAGTCCGAGCTCAGTCAGCACCTCCGCAAAATTGCGGCGCGCCGCCTTGATCGCCTGTATCTCCAACTCGGTCTTGTCGATCACGCCGTGGATCCTCTTGGCGATGGCGGCGCCGGCATTGAGGCAGCGCAGCGAGCAGAAGGGATAAGTCGGGTAGCGGTCAGGACGGAACTGATGCGTGTAGTAGAAGCCGCGAGCTTCGCGGCTGCAGAGGGTGCAGGCTCTCAACCCAACAGCAGCATCGAGAGCTTCTGCGACCCGGGCTCGTCGGGTGCCTCTGCGATCCGGTGCGACGCCAGCACGATGAAGCGGTTGATTGCGTTCTGCGCCATGGCCTCGAGTTCGGGCATGGTCAAAGAGCGGATTGACTGGTGAAGCCGTCCTCTTCCTTCGAGCCATTCGCCGATCGCCTTGGCCGCTTCACGCGCAACGTGCGCCTGCCACTCGTCGTCGGTCATGGCTCAACCATTGAGCCAAGCCGGACCCGGCGGCTTTGCGGCCGGTGCGCCCGTGCCGGATGACGGTTGCGACCAGGCGGGCGCGCTGGACGCCTGCGGAGATCGAGGTTGCGCAGCAGCCGGCTGTCCGCCCGGTCCCGTGGCTTGGTTCCAGGCTGGTTGCGCGGCAGCGGCTTTGCCGCCGGCCCCGCGCGAGCGGCTTGGGCTTGCCGGCACGTCCTTGCCATCCATGACGAGCTTCCACTCCTTCTCGGTCGGCAGCACCACACGATCGAGGCGGTTCTGGTCGCCGTAGCGGGAGTCCTCGCTGGCCTCGATCCTGATCTTGGCGACGAAGGTGATGCCCGAGAGATCGGCAAGTCCGCGCAGGACGCGTTTCTGCTTCGCCACCTCGCTCATGTCCTGCGGGTCGAGGCCGAGCGCGCTGTCGATCATGGCGCGGAAGCTGCTCTTCGAAATCTTCCAGGCGATCGAGACGCCGTTCTCGTCGACCTTGCCGCCCTGGACGGTGAACATCTGCCAGAACTTGCGTTTGGCGTGCGGTCCCTCCGCCACGGTGAACTCGCAGTCGAGCATCCGCACGTCGCTGGTGGGGTCCTTTGGCGCCTTGAGCAGGGCCTGGTCGATCTCGCTCTGGCCGTCGATCCCGCCCGGGCGGATGATCATGGTCACCTTGGCGAAGGTGCCGTCTGGAATGAGTTCGCCGGTCTTCTGCGGCTCGGCGTCGTTCATGTCGAACATGGTGGTCATCCTCTGCTGGTCTGGTTGATCTTGCGGAGAAGCGCGCCGAGGTCGGGCGACTCGGTGATGTCGAGGCGGCCGGAGCGATCCTTGCCCGGCAGGCCGAACGGATTGGCCGACTGGCAGACGAGGCGGCGCACCTCGCCGCGATCGGGCTCGTGCCGCCAGGTGTCGCCATCGGGCGCGAACCGGCTCATGGAGATCACCTGGTCGACGATGCCGGGGAGTTCGCGGGCGGCCTTGCCGCCTTCCATCTGCGGCTGCCAGGTGACGCGGTTGAACTCGTCGGTGACGCGGTCCAGGATCCCGACGAAAATCACGGTGCGGCCCGGCACGTGTTGCAGGTGCTTCAGGAGCCCGATGGTTTCGCGCGCCAGCAGGCCGTAGGCGCCGCGGGTGTCAGGCTTGCCGGTCCGTTCCGACTGCGCCTCCGGCCGCGTCTTCGCCCAGGCCATCGCCAGGCGCGTGAGGTCGGTGATGGAGTCCACGAAAATGATGCGCTTGCCCGCGATCATGCGGACGAGGTCGGGATAGGTGTCGCCGAGGTGCCGGTAGTGGCTTTCGCAGAAGAAGGTCTTCTCATCGGCCGCCGGATCGACGCCGCCGACGAGGCAGGCGACGTCGAGGGCATCGGCGAAGCTGCGCACGGGGATGCTGTCGCCGGGCCAGTCCTGGACCGACTTCATGCCGGCCTCGAGATCGATGCAGAGCGTCTCCGCCGGCGGCAGGGTCTTGAGCAGAGATGTTTTTCCAACACCCGAGGGCCCGAAGATCGCCATTGTGGTCTTGGTGTGGGCGTCGGCGAGCCGCTGATCGGCCGTGATGATGCGCAGCGCCATTAGCGGTCTCCCTCATTGGAAATCGCCACGACCGCGCGATCGGCGCCGAGCGCACCGGCCTGCCGGGCGAGACCGTAGAGCTTACGGAGCGCGTGCAGCCGGTCGCCGACGGCATTGAATTCCGCTTCCGTCGCGAGCATCGCGAACGCGATGTCGTCGAGCGTGGCATCCTCGATCGCCTTGATGGTGGCCGGCCGCTGCCGTGCTTCGAGCGCCGGAATGGCAATGCTGTCCGGCAGGGCGTCGAGCGCGAAGTGGCGCTTGCACAGCGCGGCGAGCGCAGCAGATTGGGTCATCGGGGGTCCTCTTCGTTGAAGCTGAGGCGAAATATTGGTTTGGCGAGGTGCGGGCCCATCACGCGACCTCCGCCAACAGCAGCGATGAGAGCGAGGCCGGGCAGCTCCTTGGCTTCAGGCGCGCGATTGCGAGATAGCTGTAGTCGTCGGGACCGTGCCGGCGCTGAACGAGGTGGATCAGCTTCTGCTCGCCGGCCCACCAGGCGCGGCGCGCCAGTCGGGTGAGCTCCGCGCGGTCGCGCTCGGGAAGGCGCGTCCCGTGCGAAAACGTGTCCATTGCGAGAAAGCCGCGGTAATATTCCAGGACGTCGCCGGGAGCCGCCTGGCCGATCCAGCCGCACAGGTCGGTTTCGTTGATCCGTAGCCGGACGCTCGGTAGCTTGGTGATGGCGCTGATCATGATTGGCTCCTACTCGCCACGCGGCTAAACCGTCTCACGCGGCCCTCAGGCCAACGGCGAGCAAAGCGAGACGGATGTCCTTCACGCGGCGATAGAGGCTGCTGCGAGCCCCACGGCCACCGCCCGCAAGCCGATCGATGGTCGTCCGGGAAAGCGCGGCGCAGAGGGCGCCGTCGTTCGGATCGAGGGTGCCGAGGCCACGCTCGACGTCGAGTCGGTGCTCGACCTCGGCGAAAGCGTCCACCCGCTGACCGAGGTAGGCCGCGAGACCGTCCTCTTCGGCAACGAGATCGCCGCGCGTGGCGCCGTCGCTATCGGGCAAGGTTGCGTCGAGCGAGGCCGGCACGGCGCCATAAAGCCGGCGGTCGCGTTTCACTTTGTGCGCAATACGGGTCGCTCTGTTCGCCATGACGATGCCCGCGAATGCGCCGATCGAACCGCGTTCCGGATCGAAGGCCGGCAGACGGGCGAACAGGTCGAGAAGGAACTCCTGACGGAGGTCGCCGAGATCGTCGTAGGGAAGACGCAGTTGGCGGATCAGGCGGCGGGCCGCAATGTCGGCTTCATGCTGAATGATCTGCAGGTGGGATCGGGAAATCGACATCGGTCAAAGCCTCGGTCATCGCTGTTGATGACCGCAGGATGCCGACCGCCCCGCCGCGCTTGGTGGGCTTGGCGTGGGGATGTCGTGGGAAAAGTGTGGGAAGGCTCAGGCGTTAGGCCCGGAGGTCGATCTCGTCCGCCGTCAGCGTCAGACGCCAGCCGCGATTGCGCTTGTTCTCGATGAGCTGGCGAAGTGCATCGGGTTCTGAAACGTCCGCTGCGAGCGCATTACGAAGCTCTCGAACGACATCGCGAGCGGCGCGTGAGACTCGATGAATGGAGTCGCCCCAGATCCGGGCTTCGACATCACGAGTTGACGCGAAAGGATTATCGGTCGACGCACGCTCAGCAAGCAGGCAAAGAAGTTCGAACGACTGATCGGAGAGCGTGCTGGAGACACCATCGAGCGTTACGGATTTTGCCGATCGGACGATGACGAGGCGCGGAGCGAATGCCGACGGCGACTCCAGCTTCGCCAAGTCGATCGCGAACGGCATGGTGCCATCGCCTGGACCGATCACATCGTGCACCGTGACCAGGTGGATTTCCGCTTCAGCGAAGCGCAGTTGCTCGGCTAATGATAATGCCGGCGCGATCATCGTGATCGGCGAAGACCGAGCGATCATTCGAAGCGCCCCGACAAGACCCGATTGCAATACCGCTGTAATCGATAGTGCGAGGAAGGCGGCTCGCTTTGATGGCGTCAGGCCCAGATTCCAGATGCCGGCTGCGGTTTCCGAGGGTTCGTTCGAGAAGCCGGAGGCAGACGCAATCTCGCGCACGAGCGCAGGAACGCCGATGCGAAAGCTCCTCAGATCTTCTGCCTCCAAGATGAGGTCGCTCTTTTGATCGAGTGGACAGGCCGCGACATGACGGCCATCGATATGCTGGATCGGGCGGACGTCGAGATCGCACTCGCACGAAGAGCAGACATTCCACTCGGTCGCCGGTGCGTCCTCGACGAGGAGGCCTTGGTCGAGAAGACGCTCGAAATCCCGGCCGAGATAGGGCTTGGCCTGGCGTCCCCAGAGTATTGCGGGTTCGCCAGCCTCACTCAGCCGCAACAGCAGCCTTGCCAGGCGGTCTGTCATTGACGAGTCCGTTGCGGCGCAAAAGCGCCATGATGCGTCCCTCGAAGCGATGGCGTTTGAACATCGCCGTGTCCGGCGGCTTGAGCTTCACCGTCACTCGTGCCGGTTTTGATCCACCGACATCGATGTGTGCACGGATGACCATGTGGTTGAGCCGCCAATCGGCGCCGAAAGTGATGCCGCGCGTCCCCTCGCCCAATCGCGCGAGCGCATTGTCACGGCCATCGCGCGTCACATGGGACCAGAATGTACGCGTCTCGCCGGACCTCGGGTCGGTACCAAGGCGGTCTGCTTGAACCTCGACGATCTGCACACGGCGGAAGCTGGGATCGAATGCGTGATTAAAGGTGAAACCGAAGCCGGCACGCTCGACAGGCACAAGAGTGTAGAGATTCTGGGCGTCGGGAGCCGCAAAGAACCGGGGCCGCTTGAGCATCGAGGCCGCAAAAACCTCGGCAAGCTCTGCGCGGCGCGCTTTGGCGAAGCCGCCAACCTTCAGCCGACCGGTGGCAGCGGCATAGGACAGAACCGCGTGCTCCGCCTCCCGGAAGCTGATCACGCGATCGGCACCAGCCTCGATGATTTCGGTCGTCTTCAGCGGCGCGCCATGGGTGACGACAACATTGATCTCGTCGTCATCGTCGTACCATCCGACCCGGCAATATCGCCCACGAAGGTCGGCCTCGAAGAGACGCTCGGCATCACGCTGAAAGGCTTGTTGAGTCTCGTCGTCGATTTGCGCCTCGATCCCCTCTTCAGCGCCCGCGAATTCGGTGAAGGAGGATAGGGTCGTATAGCTCAGCATGTCGGCCGCGGCGTCAAAGACCGCCGGCTGATCCAGAAACATTCTGAGCGCGACGTGCTTCGGGTCCTGCGTCGCCTCCGCAGTATCATCGCCGTCGTTGGCAGGGGTGATTTGCACGCCACGCCGCCGAGCTTGTTCTAGAAGAAGCTGCAACCCGTTGGCATTGCCGAGTTCGGCGATGCGATGGAGATCAGCGACCAGGCCCTCGGGATAATTGTCCTCGGGGCCCGCGAAGAAGTTCTGAATCGTACGGCGCGCCTCGTCGGGCTGCCGCCCGAATACAGCGAGGTCGAACCCGTGGAGGTCGGCCTGATGGCGCTCCAGGAGCCGGCGGAGAAGACCGAGGTCGGTTGTTCTTGTGAACTTCGGATTGACGAATTTCTTCAGGTTCTTTGCCATCTCAGCCGTCCATATCTACCTCATACGCGTTCACTTTACGTTCTTAAGCTCGATTCGGCCGAGAGTCGATTCAAAACCATCGTTTTGGGACGGATTAAGAGCCCCATGGGTAGAGGCTTGGGGAGGGTGCCCCCAATCCACGGCTTGCGATGCAACTCCCCAATCCCATTGATCCAGAACGCCTTTCCGCCGCCGAGCGGCTCGACGAGATCGCCGAGATTTTGGCGGCCGGCCTCATGCGGTTGAAGGCGCGGAAGTCCACACCTTTATCTGCCCGCTCCGGAGAAAGTTCGCTCGACTGTCCCGCCCACCAACGCGGTCATGCCAACGCCCTCACCGATGATGGAGGCTTGGAGTGACCGATACCGTTTTGGCCCAGTTGGCCGCCCTGAAGATTGCTCCGATCGGCGCGCTCAAGCAGCGATGGCGCGATCTCTTTGAGACCGAACCGCCGCCCTATAACAGGCGCTTCCTCGAACACCGGCTGGCGTACCGAATCCAGGAACTGGCCTTCGGCGGGCTCAACCCCGAAACGCTGAAACGCCTTCGCGATCTCGCCGAGGACCTCGACGGCGGCGATCCGGCGCGGCGCCGGCAGCCGGCGAAGGACCGGCCGATCGCCGGCACGCGGCTCATTCGGGAATATCAGGGCGTCGAGCACTGCGTGACGGTGCGCGATGAAGATTTCGAATATCAGGGCCGGCCGTACAAATCGCTGTCCGCGATTGCGCGCGCGATCACCGGCACGCGCTGGAACGGGCTCCTCTTTTTTGGCCTGAAAAACCGGCGGACACCGACATGAAAAAGCCGATCGTCCGCAAGCTCCGCTGCGCGGTGTACACCCGCAAGTCCAGTGAAGAGGGACTGGAGCAGGAGTTCAACTCGCTCGACGCGCAACGGGAAGCCTGTGAGGCCTATATCGCCAGCCAAAAGGCTGAGGGCTGGTTGCTAGTGCCGGACCGCTATGATGATGGCGGAATTTCCGGCGCAACGCTCGAACGTCCGGCGCTGCAGCGCCTGCTGGCCGACATCGAGGCCCGCCGGGTCGACGTGATCGTGGTTTACAAAATCGATCGGCTCAGCCGCGCACTGATGGATTTCGCCAAGCTGGTCGAGGTGTTCGACCGCAACAGTGTCACCTTCGTCAGCGTCACGCAGTCGTTCAATACCACCACCTCGATGGGACGGCTGACGCTCAATATCCTGCTTTCCTTCGCGCAGTTTGAGCGCGAGGTCATCGGCGAGCGCATTCGCGACAAGTTCGCTGCCTCGCGCAAGAAGGGCATGTGGATGGGTGGCTTCGTTCCGCTCGGCTACGACGTCAAGGACCGCAAGCTGGTCGTGAACAAGGCCGAGGCTGCGACCGTTCGGAAGATCTTCGAACGGTTCATAAAGATTGGCTCAGCAACCGCGCTGGTGCGCGCGCTCAGGACCGAAGGCGTTGCCGGCAAGCGGGGCAAGCTGGTCGACAAGGGCTATGTTTACAAGCTGCTCAATAACCGGGTCTACGTGGGCGAGGCCGTTCACAAGGGCACGGCCTATCCCGGCGAGCACGAAGCCATTATCGAACGCGCCCTCTGGGATCGGGTGCACGCCATTCTCCGCGAGAGCCCGCGGAAGCGCGCTGCACACACGCGAGCCCAAACGCCGTCCCTGCTCAAGGGCCTGATCTTCGGGCCGACCGGCAGGGCCATGACGCCGGCCCACACCCGCAAGGACGGCAAGCTCTATCGCTACTACGTTTCGACCGATGTGCTCAAGCGTGATGCCGATTCCTGTACGGTGCGGCGCGTTCCGGCCGCCGAGATCGAGAGCGCGGTGGTCGACCAATTGCGCGGCTTGCTGCGCGCCCCTGAGATTATCGTGCGCACATGGCGCGCAGCGAAATCGATGGGCGACATCTCGGAGGCCGACGTGCGCGACGCACTGGAGCGGCTCGATCCGCTCTGGAATGAACTCTTCCCCGCCGAGCAGGCGCGCATCGTGCATCTGCTTGTGGAGCGGGTTGATGTCAGTCCAGACGGTGTCGACATCCGCTTGCGGACCGAGGGACTAGCAAATCTGGTCACGGACCTCCGCGCCATCAAACCAGAGCCCCGGAGGGCGGCGTAATGACCGTGCCCAATCCCACCGTCGATGGCCGAACCGTCACCGTGCGCATCCCGATTTCGATCCGCAGGCGCGGTGGCCGGAAACTTGTCCTCGCACCCGACGGCACACCCGATACAGGGCCAGCGATCTGTCGACGCATCGACAACGCCATGGTCAAGGCGGTCGCCCGAGCATTCCGCTGGCGCGAAATGCTGGAGAACGGCACCCACGCGACCATCGCGGAGATCGCCGCCGCCGAGAAGATCAACGAGTCGTACGTCGGACGCGTGCTCCGGCTGACCCTACTAGCGCCGGACATCGTCGAGGCGATCCTGGGTGGACGGCAACCGGCGGGGCTGCAGCTCGAGGATCTGCTGAGGCGGTTTCCCGTGGGGTGGCAGGAACAGCGGGCAGAGATGTTGGGTAGGTCATAA